CATATCGTATGTGGTTTCTTTGACCTTCCAGAACGGAAGTGTCAGAACACGTTTCTTGGGATCAAATGAAGCGGTGCTTCTGTTTTCTTGACGAACATAAATGTTTTCTCTCGCCAGAATCTGGGCGAGGATAGAGGCAGACCGAATCTCGAATGACATTAGGCATATTTGAAAAGGTCGGCATAGGTGTATTGAACACCAAACTTTGCAGCACCCTTGATCGCACGATCAAGCTTCAGTCGTGATGCCCCATGGAAGAACGACTTGCCGTCTAGATGCGACATTTCATGTTGAATAATGCGGGCACTCAAACCATCGAACACCTGAGTGCGAACCTTGCCTTCCCAATTAGCAAAACGAACACGGACACGGGCCTTACGAAGAATCTTCATATGAAGGCCGGGGAAGGTCAGACAACCTTCTTCCATCATGACATCGTTCTCTCCGTCAAAAACAACCTTTGGATTGAACATGGCATAAATGGAAGAAGGATCGGCGCTGTTCCCAATAACGAACACTCGATATGGGAGACCTACCTGATTTGACGAAAGCCCCAATCCACCAGTCTTTACTAACGTGGCTTTTAGGTTCTCAGAAAGTTCTTTCGGATCGACCGGTGGATTGGAGAAGTCAAATTCTTTGGTTGGCGTATAGAGAATAGGGTCGCTAAATGCACTAAGACTATAAACGATGGGTTCTTTTTCAATCACTTCTTCTGTCATTCAACTTCCCTATATTGTGTAAAATTCTTGGTCTTTTCTACGTTAATGATACGATCAAAATTATCGGTTGCAAAGAGTCTATGCGATATTACTGCGATGTTCGTATCTTTTTGTGTATCCAAAATCTTCAGAAGGTCTTCGCTACCAGAAGCATCAATCGATGCATCAAAGGTCTCGTCCATGATCAGAAGATTGACGGCCATGGAATTCTTGATCTTTGCGATCTGCCGCCATGTGAATAGGATAGCCAGATCGATGCGCTGCTTTTCACCATCCGAGAAATTCGCATACTGGAATTCATCACGGAAACGACTCTTGATCGTCTCATTGAAGTTTTCATCCAGTTCGAAATTCACATAGAAATCCATAGATGCCAGATAGGAATTGATCATCTGGTTCATCATGGGAATGTATGTCTTAATGATTTTCGTCTTGATACCAGTGTCCTTCAACAGGGACAGGGCATACATCTGAACTTCACGGGTACCGAGAAGTTCTTTCTTCCGAAGTTCAAGCGACTCAATAGACAAGTCGAACGAATCGATCTTTTCCTGAATGGCACTCTTTTCGGAATCGTCATTCAACTGCCGCTGGATTTCACCTTCAAGCAATTTGATATGCTTTAAATTCGCATGAACATCGCCTTGCAAACGGCTAACTGCCGCTGAGAAGGTCGATAGTTCTTTGCCCAAAGAAGCATTAAGTTCGAGTGCTGTTTCGATCTTCGAAAGCGTTAGACCTAGCGTCTCGGCCTTGTAATCAATATCAACAAACGTCTTGGTGATCTTCCCAATAGCCTCACACTTGAAGGCATGGTTGATTTCCTGCCGACAGGTCGGGCACGTATTGTTCTTATCGTAAAATTCCAATTCGTTCGCCGCCCGGCCCCGGAGCAAATTCAGACTGTTGATCTTGGAATTGATTTCCAGCCGCTTCTTCTCGACTTCCAACAACTTCTTTTGCTTGGTCTGGATTTCAGATACCTTGTTGGTAGCGATTTCAATCTGCGATTGCTTCTTCTCGGTGTCTTCGTTCAGGACACGAATCTTCTCGATCATTTCTTGGCGGCGTGTAGCAGTTTCCTTTTCGATCTTTTTCAGATGATCGATCAGAACCTTTTTCTTCTGCTTCTCGACGTTGATTTTGTTTTCGTTATCGTTGATAGCATCCTTCGTCGCCTGAACCTTGTCTTTCAGGATGGTGTTCATTTTGGTGAACACTGAAATATCTAGAAGGTCCTCAATTATCTCACGACGTGATGCCGCTGGCAACTGCATGAATGGCACGAAGCCCTTCGATCCCAGAACAACAATCTGCTTGAAGGAATTGAAGTTGAACTTCAGAATGTTTTCTTCAATATATTTCTGATAGTCACGGGACGAAGCCGTTTGATTGAGTAGAGTGCCATCGGAATAGATTTCAAACACATTCGGCTTATAGCCACGCTTGATATGATATTCCTTGCCACCTGTCTCAAACTTGACCTCGACAAGCAGATTCTTTTTGTTGATCGAATTGACCAGCGATGGTTTGTTGATGCCACGAATGTCTTTGCCAAACAAACCAAATGTCAGTGCAGACAGAAAGGTGCTTTTGCCAGCGCCATTGTTACCTGTAACAAGGGTCTTCTGACATTTGTCCAGTTTCAGAGTGACGGGAGCATTGCCCACCGACATGAAATTGCGAAAGGTAAGGTCTTTAAATCGAATCAAGAATCAACATCCAATTCGTTGGCTTCCATATAGAGTTGTGTCAGGAGACCGATCAGTTCTGGTTTATGAATGGTTTCGTCTTCAATGGACTCGACGTATTTCTTTAGGATCGTAGGAGTGTCATCCACCTGAATATTCTCAGCGACCTTTTCTTCATCCACGGTGATCTGGCGTTCTTCCAAAATCACAAGTTGCGCCGGATTGACCTCGTTAAGCGAAGTCACGAATTTATCGAACTGATATGGATCGGTCTTATTGCGAACGATCAGCTTGACGTATTTGTTTTCATATGGCGAGAAATCGGTGACCAGCGGAAGTGAATCGTCATAGACCACTTTATGAAAGAGATAGCTTGGGTTCTGAATGAACGTCAGATTGCCCGACGAGGTATCAAAAATATGAAAGCCTTTGACCTCCCCGTAATCGATCCATGTCATCTGGTTCGGTGTGCCCAGATAATAGATGTTGTCCTGATTGGATCGTTTATGGAAGTGACCACTCAAGACCTTATCAAACTTGCCGAAGATTTTCTTATCCAGACCAGTTTCAGAAACAACACCCTTGTGCATTTCGAAACCTTGCAATTCCAAATGACCCAACACAAAGCGGGCATCGGAATTAGCAATCATCTGCGATGTATCTTCGTTGTTCTCGTCATTGATCCACGGCAGAAACAACATCTTCTGCCCATCGAAAGTCACTTCCTCTGGATTGGTGTAGAAGGTTGTACCGGGATGATCACCCCAGAGAAGCATCGGGGAATTAATAGAATTGGTGTGTTTGAGGTATGTGTCATGATTGCCGATAATCAAATGATGATCGATGGCTCTCTTGGAGACCTCATTCCAATAGAAACGAGATACAGCATCAACCGTATTATGGTTGCTGTATTTGCGACGATCCATCAGGTCACCGACGTGAACGATGGTGTCGATATTATTTTTGTCTAGATATGGGAAAAAAATGTTAGTATAGAAATCTTCCGCATGCTTAAGAACAATCGGGCTATCATTACGAGCGCCGAAGTGACTGTCGGCCAATAGTGCAATAATCATTTCGATCTATAGTAAGAAGAATTTTGAAAAGGCTTCACAATAAGCCCATAACGTGTTTTGAAACCAACGTTGGGGTCAATAATGGTGGAAACATTTTGTAACGGAATGTAAGGACAGTAAAATAATCCAGCGTCAAACGGCGTTCCGCCTTTGTATTTCGCCAACACAAGGTCAGGAAGGATCAACTTCTCCGTTGCCTTCACAGGCATAAGAGAAGTGACCTTGACGATAGCAGGAGCTACGAAGAAAGCTTGTAGAAAACCACGACGATTGAGCATTCAAGAGGAATCATAACGATATGTTGTATCAAGAGAAAGATGCCAAGCTATTTTTTCTTTTTGGCGTTCTTCCTAGGCTTGATCTTAGTTTTTTCATAAGTGGCAATAAAGTCTGACCGGTTCTCTTTAGCATTGTCCGAATACTGAACGTCGCCCGCATCGCCGGACGATTTGAAGATTTCGGTGTTTTCAATCGCCTTATACTTTGTGTAGAGATACCGCTTCTCCTTCTCAACACGATAACGAAATGCATTGTGAATCGTCTGAGTAAAATAGGAAAAGGCATTTGTCGTCTTCGCCGGATCGAACGTGTCCACATACTTCACACAATGGAGAACGGCATCGCTAATCATTTCTTCCTTGAAATCGTAACCACGAAACCATGGATGATAGATGTAGCGACAGGCGATCTTGTAGAAACAATCACCAAGATAGTTTGGCATACGAGGCTTTTCTAGTTCGGCCTCACGGGCTTCCTTGAGTTGATTCTTATAGGAGACTACTGCGGCGAAAAATTCTTTGTTGTTAACGTAGTATTTCTCTTTGAGTGCCTTGGCAGTTACTTTTAATTCTTGTTGGTTCAATGAATCGTCTTCTTTTGAGATTCCTTGGTGTCATTCAAGGTCTTCTCGTAGGCGGCTATAACCGCACTGTTTTTGTTGATAATATCCACGACAAATTCATTATATAAACGGACCAATAGATCATTCGGGTTTGCCACATAGATGATTTTATCTTGATTGATGGCAACGGCTTCCCCGGTGAACATTGGGACAAACGATTGGAAAGTCAGAAGGGTTTTGTATCCAGTATCGGCGGCTGAAGGAGAGAGAAGCAATGGTCTTCTGCAATACATCACGGCATTATCGACAGTTGACATAAACACGTCTGCTACGAGTGTTTCGCCGCTTACTAAATGGACAAGCATGATTCCGTACTCGACGGGTTCGAACTTTTCTATCGCATCAAACTTTTCTTCTTCCATCAGTCCTTTTCCAGTTGAATGTTATTGATCTTCGGCTTGAAACGTTCTTCCATATAAATGCGGAGACGTTCTTTGAAGTGACGAAGCGTATGGTTCACATGCGACTTCGATTTTCGAAGGTCATCTGCAATGTCGAACAAGGTGAATGAAGATTTTCCTTCTTCATCGTTTCGTCTGAGTGCACGACCAATCGATTGCAGATTTCTAATCTTGCTCTTGGTCGGATGTGCAAAAATGAGATTGTTGATGTGAACGATGTTAGTTCCCACCGCAGTCGTTCCTTGGGAGGCGACCGTCACGGTTTTCTGATTGGGAGAATCCACGGCCTTGCGAATCTCGGATCGTTCTTCGGCATCAACCTCGCCAGAAATAAAATAGATTGTGGTGTCTTCACTGGCCTTCTTTTCCAGAAGTTCAACAAGTCTCTTGCCATGTGCAATTCGATTAAACAGAACCAGCGTGTTGCCGGGAAGTGAAGCGGCCAGATTTGCTATGAATCGATTTCGTTTATCGTGGTTGACCAGATAATCGATTTCTTCCTGATAGTCGCCATGCAGCGCCTTAACCATCTTTCGATTGTGTTGCAGAACCAGACAACGGATCGTTATCTCTGAGAGACGGCCTTGTTCGATCAGCGTTGCGGTATCAACCACACGATGAGCAATACCAAACAGACCTTCGAGAATATACTTATGGACCTTTACGTCATCTAAGGTGCCGGTGAAACCAAGCCGCACATAACAGTTCGGCATCTTCTCCATGATGGATTGGATTTCTTTGCCTTTTGCACCATGGGCTTCGTCAACAATCACGGCCTCATAATCTGAGAACCATGCGGCGGGCAATTTGCTAATTGATTGCCATGTCGAGATAACGACCTGTTTCAGGTTTTCTTTTTCATAGCCACCCATGATGATGGAAATGTTGCCATCTACATCCCACCCATTTTTTGATGAATAGAAAGCAAAGTCATCCCGCATCTGAAGCACAAGTGCGGTTGATGGCACGATAATCAGGGTTCGCTTGTCATAAAAGCGAGTGATTGCATAGATCGACAACGATTTGCCGCTGCCAGTAGGACTGAGTAGAACGCACCGGCTCTTACGCAGGCAATGTGTGATGGCATCAATCTGGTCTTCTGCCTGCTTGATCTTGTCAGGCAAATCCAATGACTTGAAATAATCGATAACCTCATTGCGGCTTATAGGATATTCGCCACGGCCAGTTTCATCGATCAGTTCATAGCCACGGTCACGGCAGAAACCTTCGAGGTAGGGAAACAGACCGGCATAAAGCAGATTGCCTTGACGCTTGAACAGACGAATGAAGCCGTCCCACATACCAAGGCGAAACTTCTGCATGTAGCGGAAGCCGGGCGGCTGGAATGAGAAGAATTCCCATAGTTCAAAAAGGACCGCTGAGTCGGCAGAGATAGAATCGTAGACGGCGTTCTTAGAGTAGACAGTGATGGATGTGATTAATTATTTCCGCTGGTAAACTTCAGCCAATCGATGGCATTTCTAAAATTGTAGGAACGCTGACTTAGATCGGTGACAATATCTTTAAGATATAGATTTTTTTCTTCACATACGGCGCACTGAAGATTCAGTTTCACCATTTCATCATCTGCGGCGATCAGTCTTTTCAACTTCTCGTTTGTTCGAACGATCAACGGGAACGGTTCACGACCAATCTCTTTTCCGTCGATCTTGCCCTCGTAATAATCTTCGAGTGTGTTTTCTAGGATACGCTTCTTTTCAGTAAGCGCCCGATAACGCATTCTTTCCATGGAAAGAAGCTTCAGGTACTTTTGTTTTAGATCGTGAACCTTTACACTTTCAGAACCGAGTTCGGTTTGGTCGATTGGAGAATCTTTCCCCCATTCGGCATAGAGTTCTTCTAACGTCATTTCTTTTTCTTTTTGAACAAAGGACTAAAATGATAGCAAACCAAATTTACACAAACAATACTTTTGGAGAAATAACCTTTTGAAATGACTAAAAAATCCGTTCTAGTGAAGAAAATGAATCTGATAGTCAGGGCACATACCGACAAAACCCTGAAAGCAAGGGCCAAAATCATCCTTGTGATGCTGGCAAAATATTCGAACAACGATACCAACATGTGCTGGCCGTCTCAACAAACCTTGTCTGACGATAGCGGTCTGTCCGTTCGGAGTATTGGTTATGCCATCAAGGAATTGGTCAATTCGGGATACATCATGGTCACAAATCGTGGCAAGATGAACTTGTCTTCTGTTTACGAACTTATCTATCCAGAAGATGAAAAAGGCTCCTGCAATAAACTGTCAGAACCACATGCAATTCCCGGTATACCCTCTCGTAATAACCAGTCAAACCGGCTGCAAGCAAATGTCGAAACCTTTCGCACTGACATGCGAACAAACTCTATTAATAGAACTCACTTAAAGGAACTCGATTCAAAAGAACTAGATAAAAATTTGGAAATAGACCTAGATGAGGTAAAACTTTTACAGCCGAGTACATTGGATAGGTATTCGAAAATAAGTGATGTAGAGTTTTTATCCTTTAGACAAGAAATGCTTGAAAGATTGCAGTTCGAGATTCAGTATGCGCTACTGATAGGAAAACAAGTCGAGAACCGTGAGGGATGGCGGAAGTTACGATCTAGGATCAAACACATCTTGGACGTGACCTAGATTGCCCTTCAGTGCCACAGAGAAGGCCGTACATTCGTTAGAACGAACCTTCCTATGGAAGCCTCATGAGAATTCATAACGTGAATAAACGAACGTGGCTTTTCCTACCAGAACATCACCTTGTTGCTGACGAACGAAGTTGATAGAATCCAGTCCGATAGGGAATAGATCAAAAAAGGTGATATTTACGTTTGCATTCATTGTATTGGACATGATCATCAGGGTAGCATCACTGGTGTAGGAATATCCGGGTGACTTAACCAGTTGCATTTCCTCATTCAGTTCTTTAAACTGTTCAAGTGACTTGGGATGACCCAGACCGGTTAACCAGTGATAGAGTTCTTTCCAGTTGGTTAGGTCTTCATCAATTTTGAATGAGACCATCAGTTCTTCGAACTCCATTGGACCGCTTCTCACGGGGATATTCGCAACGTAGTTTTTCAACGTTTGTGTAGGTATCTTCGCTCCGGGAATGTTTGCCTCAGAGCAGAAAAACGAGACAGTCGGCAGTTTTTGAATTGCCAGTTGAAACTTGTCGTCGTAGAGAAAATTCAGATTATCAGGTGTGGTCATTTGGCCGATCTTTTGCCGGTTCTGAGAATAGAACGATCATTTATTTAGAGACAAAAAAGTAGGAGACAGGCCGAGACCTATCCCCTACTGACAGAGTTTTTTGATAGTATTTAGAAAAAAGTAATGGCTTCCAGAATTCATAGGGCAATCGATAAAGCCCTCATCGCTCCACCAAAGTGGACTAAAGCAAACCTTCATTTCGAGGGATGGACTGGTTCAGTAGCCTATGGCTGCTCGAACGATGCGTCTGATATGGATATTTATGGATGGGTCATTCCACCGAAGACGGATATTTTTCCTCACTTGCAGGGTCATATCAACGGCTTCGGAGAACCATTCAATCCGTTCTCGACGTGGCAGCAACACCATATCGAAGACAAGGAAAAGCGAGTCTCATATGACGTGACTTTGTTTTCTATTGTTCATTTTTTCAATCTGGCCATGCAGAATAATCCGAACATGATCGACGTTCTGTTCCTACCGAGACGGTGTGTTCTGCACACAACTCAGATCGGAGAACACGTTCTCGATAACCGAAAGCTATTCCTTCACAAGGGATGTTGGTCAAGGTTTCGTGGATATTCGTTCGCACAGCTTTCGAAAATCAGAAACAAGAACAGGTCTTCAAATCCAAAACGGGCTGGACTGATTGAGGAACATGGTTACGATACCAAGTTCGCCTATCACGTTATCCGGCTGTTGCTGGAAGTCGAAGAAATCCTTCTGACTGGTGATCTTCACTTGGATAAGAACAAGGACATTCTGGTTTCGATTCGCAACGGCGAATGGACACTGGAACGGATCGAGGAATGGTCTGAAGAAAAACAACGCTCGCTAGAAACCGTCTACACTGAATCGAAGTTACGTGAAGTCGCAGACGAGGAAGCGATCAAGAAATTGATGCTTGAGTGTTTGGAGCAACATTATGGCTCCATTGACGATGCAATCAGAGTGGATAAGTCCGTTGCCGATCTGGTCAACGATTTGGAAAATGTATTATTGAGGTATAGAAATGTTAGTCAAACTCACGGATGATTTTTGGGTTGATCCTCGCAAGGTCGCTTCTATTCGATATGACTGGGGCAAATATGGTGAACATGAAATGTATGCCAATGTCTCGTTTTATTATTCGAACTCGGCGCATGTTGATGTTGTTGAAATCAGCAACGAGAGAAACGACAATCCAGAGAAGACCGGTTTTACCGATCAGGATGTGGAAAATTTCAAGAGGCTGGCTCGCCTTCGCTTTGATGCAATCATGAATTTGATTATGGGTCAGGGCGGTTGTAGTTGCGGCTCGGGAGGCAAGTGTAACTAATGCACTGGGTAGTGCAGGACAACACTCACTTTCGTGAACCGGGTTATGTTGACCTTATGGATCAGTTGAAGCGTCTGAACGTTTCACATTCGATTCATAAGGTGATTCCGTTTGTCGGAGAATTAGAACCAGAGGCAGTGATCCCAGAGGGCATGCCTGTATTCTGTTTTGGCTCCTACAGTATGTGGCGTGTTGCTGAGAAAAACGATTGGCTCCCCGGCGTCTTTAAGATGGACCATGCTCAGTTTATTCCTCAAAGGAATGCATGGGGAGATAACCTTTTAAACTTCGATGCTGCGGTAATCAGTTTCGGTGATTTCGATCCAACGCCTTCGGATTTCTTTTTCATCCGGCCTTACTTTGATTCCAAGGTCTTTGCTGGCACCACTATGACCGGCTCTGAATTTTTGGAATGGAAACGAAAGGTCTTGGACCTTCGTGAAGATGATGGATCAACGATTTCATCTGATACCAAATTGCTTATTGCAAAACCAAAGCGAATCAAATCTGAATATCGTTTTTGGGTTGTAGACGAAAAAATCGTCACATGGTCTCAATATAAGTCTG